TAGTTTCTGTGCCTGATAATATTCTTAATTGCTTTTCATCAGAATTGATATGATGGTTATAGTATGATGCAATAAAATAATCTTCTATTTGTGTTTTATCGCCATTCAAAATATCACCTTTACAATTTTTAACAAAGTGATGCTGATAACCTGCATCTTTAAAAACCTGTTTTAGATTTGATATTTTTTGATTTCTTGTTAGTTTTTTCATTTTATTCTTCCTTGCCTTTCGGCTATCAATTTATTATGTACACAGTATAACCCCAAATTGGAATACTATGCAAGAATTATTTTAATTATTTTTCATATACCTATATATTGTGCTAATCTATCGTATAAGATACTATATAAAGTAATATGCCTATACCCAAACCAAATACGAATGAGTCTAGGCAGGATTTTATAACTAGATGTATGGGAGACGACACTATGGCGAGTGAATATACAGATTCCGACCAACGATTAGCTGTCTGTACCAGTGAGTACGATTCAAACAAAGAAGATTCTATTCAGAATGATGAAAAACACATTAGAGCAGTAGAAGAAACAGATGACTCTTACATTATAGAGTTTGGCAAAAGCAAACCTGATTCTGAAGAAACTGTTGATGAAATGGCTTCTAAAGAAGAAGCAGAAAAAGAATCTTTAGAAATCAAATCAAGTATCAAAGCCTACCACGATGATGAAGAAGACAAAGACTATGGAACTTTTGAAGGATATGGTTCTGTCTTTGGTAACAAAGATTTAGGTAATGATGTTATTGAAAGAGGTGCTTTTTTAAAATCTCTCAAACGAAGAAAACCACAAAATGTAAAACTCCTATATCAGCACAAGTCTGATATGCCTATTGGTGTCTTTGATGAAATCAGAGAAGATGACCATGGTTTAGTTGTTAAGGGTAGATTAGCTCTTAAAACACAAGCAGGAGCAGAAGCATACGAATTATTAAAAATGGGTGCATTAGATGGTCTATCAATAGGCTTTAGAGTAAACCCAAAAGAAGTTTCATATGATAAGCGTGGTAACAAACGTATTATCAAAGAAGTAGATTTAATGGAAGTATCGTTAGTAACCTTCCCCATGAACCCTCAGGCAACTGTTCGTTCAGTGAAAGGTGAAGAGATTTCTATTAGAGAGTGGGAAAATGGAATGCGTGATGCCTTCAGTCTTTCTCGTTCAGAAGCAAAGATGGCTGCAAAAGCGGTCACTGATGCATTCGGTCAACGTGATGTTGATACAAATGCTGAATTGGTAGATGCCATAAAAAACTTAACTTTAACCTTAAAATCTTAATAGGAGACAATTATGTCGGAAGATATAAAAAATGCTATTCAGGAAATGGGCAAAACTTTTGAAGAATTTAAAAAAGTTAATGACCAAAGAATTGAAAGCATAGAAAAAGGCGAAGGTACAGCATATGTAGATGAGAAATTAGCTAACTTAGAAGCTAAGATGGATTCTTATGAAGACATCAATCAGAAGCTAACAACTGCTGAAGCTAACGCTGAAAATATCAAAAGCCAAATTGAAAAACTAGAGACAGTCATTAAAAGACCAAACTCAGGTTTTGAAGCGAAGCAAGTAGATGAGTATATGAATGCGTTTGACACTTACTGTAGGAAAGGACTTGAAGGTCTTGCTCCTGAAGAAAGAAAAGCATTAACTGTAAGCAATGATTCAACTGGTGGTTATTTAGCACCACCTGAATATGTAAGAGAACTGATTAAAGATGTTACTGAAATATCTCCAATCAGAAGTATTGCAAGAATCAGAAGCACAGGTGCTAGAAGCATACAAATACCAAAAAGAACTGGTCAATTCTCTGCACAATGGGTAGCTGAAAGTGGAACAAGAAGTGAAACTGAAGGATATACTGTTGGTCTTGAAGAACTACCTGCACATGAGCAATACGCTTTAGTAGATATTTCTGAGCAAGATTTAGAAGATTCAGTCTTTGACTTAGAAGCAGAAATGCAATCAGAATTTGCAGAGCAATTTGCAAAAGCTGAAGGTGCTGCTTTCGTAAGTGGTAATGCTGTTGGCAAACCTGAAGGTTTTATGACTAACTCTAGCGTTTCATCAATTGATTCAGGTTCAAATACTGCAATCACAGGTGATAACCTAATTAGCTTAGTTCATAACATCAAATCAGAATATGGTAGAAATGGTACTTTCGTATTTAACAGAAGCACACTTTCTGCAATTAGAAAACTAAAAGATACAGCAGGTCAGTATGTATTCCAAGCTGGTATGTCATTACAAGGTGGTTTAACAAACACTATCTTAGGACAACCTTATGTGGAAGCAACAGATATGCCTTCAATAGCACAAAATGCTTTCCCAGTTGCTTATGGTGACTTCAGAAGAGCATATATGATTGTTGATAGAGTATCTTTGGCGGTTTTAAGAGACCCATTCACACAAGCTACAACTGGTAATGTAAGATACATCGCTAGAAGAAGAGTTGGTGGTCAAGTGGTTCTTCCTGAAGCTATTAATAAACTAAAAGTAACAGCTTAAGCAAGGAGTAACTAATGCAAGATTTATCAAATAATATTTCAATAGGTAACTCAATCATAAACGGAGTAAAGACTGCTGCTGCCGATGGCACTGGTATTGATTTACAAGGTTTTGAAGAAGCAACTGCTGTAGTCAGCGTTGGAGCAGAAGGTGACACACTTTCTTCTTCAGTATATTTTGAAGTGTCATTAGAGCATTCTGATGATGATTCAACTTATACAGACTGTGTACAAGCTGATATCGTCAATGGCACAATTGCTGCTGGTGGTATTTGGTTAAAACTTGATGGTACAACAGGTGGTGACCCTGATACCGCAGGTGATACATGGCAAGTTGGTTATGTTGGTGGTAAGAGATATGTAAGACTAGTTCTAGCTAAAACTGGAACACATTCAACTGGTACACCAATCAGTGGAATGATTGTTAAGAGCAGACCAAGGTCAGCTCCTGTCTCAAACGTCAAGCATAACGCTTAATTGAGGTAACTCTTGGGGGGTGCAAACCCCCCTTTAATAGGTGAGAAAAATGGCAAGAAAATTTAAAATATTAGTTCCAAAACCAGCAATAGCAGACGAACAAGCAACTGAAATGATATTGCACAAAGCAAATGATATTGTTGAATCAGCAGGTAAGTGGCAAGAAGAAATCATGGACACTTTTGTTGAGAATGGATGGGCAATAGAAGTCAAAGTAGATTCTGTTCAAGAAACATTAGATGTTCAAGCAGAAGTTAAAGAAGTCAAAAGAGCAAGAAACGATAAAGGTCAATTAGTTGGTGATGACCCTTCTACTCCTGATGTAAACGAAGCATGGGAAGGTGGTGAAGCTCCAAAGAAAAAAACTACTGCAAAAAAGAAAACTACTAAAAAGAAAACGACAAAGAAAGCAACTTAATAAATTCTTTGTTATGATTAACGAAGCAGAAGCTATATGGTAGATACCATGCAATTTATAGGAAGTTTTTATGAGTGCAGGATATCATCATTTTATAATAGAGCAGGGTGCAACATTTGGTCAGACACTAACGCTTAAAGATTCAGCAGGTTCAACAGTCAGTTTAATAGGCTTTACTGGTCGTATGACACTTAGAGAAAGCCCAACAGCAACCGATACAGTCCTTTCCTTAACAACATCTAATGGTCGTATGACAATAGATGGCGATGCAGGAACAGTCACATTAAATATAAGTGCAACAGATACAGCAGGTTTAGAGCCTGATGATGGTGTGTTTGATTTAGAAATAGAAAGTGGAGCAGCTGTAGTAACAAGATTGATAGAAGGTACTTATAGTATAAGAAGGAACATTACAACATGAGTACTGTAGACTCCATCACAATCACAAGTGTCAGTACTGTAAATCAAATAGAAATAACTAGCACAAGTGGTATAACAGTAACTACAGTTGGCACACAAGGACTTGCTGGTCCTAGTGCTATTATGGGTAGAGGTATTGACCAAAATACAGCAGGTGCAACTAACAATGGTGCTGTTCTTATATATGATAATGCAAACACAACATGGACAGCTTCAGATACAACAGAAGCACAAGCATTAACACAAAAAATTTATAATTTACAACTAAATGGTGGTGGCACAACTGTAACAACTATATTAGATGAAGATAATATGGCTAGTGACAGTAATACTGCATTAGCTACGCAACAAAGTATAAAAAGTTATGTAGATGCACAGGTAACTTTACAAGATTTAGATATTACAGACGGAACAACCACTATTGCTATTGATTTAGATAGCGAAACACTAGGTTTA